ATCGTTCTACTACAATCTTTCTAATTGCTGTCCAATCTTTACATTTACGCAGAGCATCAATTTCTGCGTGTAGGAAAATTGCATCAGGCTTACCTGCTTCCTCTGCAAATTTACTTTGAAGGGGATGCGTTTTCCAATAACTATTTGTTCCAACTGCTAGTTTACGACCTCTCTTGTCGTATAGTGTAGCAGTAAGATTAAACTCGCCGCGGTTCTGCAACTCATATGTTCCTTCTAATTGTGTCTTATAGTACTACGATGTAATTGATTTGGTCAACCTAAAAAATTAGGCCGCTACAGAAATTGGATTTTTTTCTTTAGCAGTAGATTTATTACTGTCTGGTCGTATAGGTTCCAACCAACTATCCGCTATGTATGCTTTAGGAGTATCACCAAACATATTGCTTAGTCCTTCGCCTTTAATCCACCAGTAATGATCTGGTATGGGAACAACACAAGTGACACCTCTGTAATCGAACTTGCCGCCCTTTTCAAACTTACCTATATATTTTTCGACCAAGACGATCTTGCCGATGTTACCCGGATTTAAACTAAAGATAATTTTAGCAAGATCGCCTTGTTCACACTTCATTATTTTAACCACGCAATTTTTTCGCCAGCGTCTTTTCTACGCTGCCATTCTTCAACTGTACCTGGATATCTCCAAGCCCAAATTGCAACCGCTAACATAAATGCTCCTGACCACAGAACTGCTTTTACATTACCAGTCGCGTAGAATGTAAATGCCAATGTTGTTGACATTACAATTACCATTGCGTATTTTCCTTTTGTTGGGAATACTCTTTTATTATTCCAATTTGTTAAAAATTTACCAAACCACGGATGATTGTATAACCACTTTTCCATCTTTGGTGAACTTTTTGCAAATGCCCAGGCTGCAATTACAAGGAATATTGAAAAGGGAATGCCCGGAGTGATAATACCAATATATGCCATACCGACACAAAAGAAGCCGATTGCCATATAAAAGTAACGTTTAATTGGATTCATACTACTATCCTTTAATTATTATAATAGTAGTTATCTAAAACAAAAGGACAGTTATATATTATTTGAGTTCAGCCCAACTTAGTTGTGCTTCGGTCTCGCTATACTTAGGCATTATTAACTCCTTGTCGGGCGGAATATACCTGAGATACGTCCTCGATCTTGTGTCCAGCCACCCTTCCAACTGTTAGTAATAGTTCCTCCACTTGGATTATTATTAGTTGGACTTGCTTTGTCACTTTGGTTTCCGCCTACAAATGAATATACTCCTGGTCTTGGTGAGGTGTATATAAAGTTAACGTGACTGTAATTCCATACTACAATATCGCCTGGCTGCCCTTGATCTAGTGGAACAGGTACTCCACCATATAAACTTGTCTTATCTCTAAAATCATATGCTCTAGCACTTTGCATATATCTGTAACCAGTTCTTTTTAGTACCCAGTTAGCAAAACCTGCACACCAAGGTGTTTGGTCTGTTTTCCAATACGCACTGTCTGGGAATCCTAGTTCTTTCCAAATACCAATAATGTTAGGATTACTTGTAGAAGTTTTGTCTCCTGTTTCGTCCCATTGATTGTTATTTGCTTCTTGTAGTAATTGTCCTAAGAAACCTGGAATACCATCTGCGGCTGCTGTACTTGCGGCGGCACTTGCATCTATTAATCCTTGTTCGTTTGTTCCTAGAGTATCTACTCCAGTTGCATCTGGTGTTTGCTCGTACTGTTGAGGAACTTGGCCATCTTCAACACTTCCGTCTTCTTGTACTCCGCCTGTGTTTCCAACAGGCTCTGGACGCTCGATTGCTCTTTGTATACTGTTGTTAACTGTTGCTGCTACTTCAGGAGATAATATAATAGGCGGAACATAACCTTCGTTCACCCATACATTATCACTTGCTGTGGCAGCGGCATTAGGTACCCAACTACCGTGTCCTCCGGTAGCATCTCCTAATCTATGAACTGGAATATCGTTAGCCCAAACATTTAACGAACCGCCAACTGCAGGATCTCCGCAGGCAGTTACATCGCCTATTCTAACTTGTGCAGTATTATTTGTAAAAACATCAGGCGAACCTGTTGCGTAAGAAGTTTGGTGAAAAGGACTAGGTGTTGGACTTGCGTGTCCTACGTGTACATCCTGGCCGACTCTCACCGCCCCTGGCATTAGGTTACAAGTCCTGTAGTACTTTGAATATATTGTTTAGCCATTGTTTCCATTGTTTTAGAAACAGTGATAACATTTCTTTCGTTAAATTTTAGTTGTGCCTTTTCAGGATCAACTGTCATCATATATGGAGCAAGTCCCATACCCTGTTGAGTATGTGCTAACATAAGAGGTTTAGAAACTGTAATTGTATCAGATGTTTCTTCTACAAGTTTGCCTACAACTTCTTCTCCACTTGACAGTTTAATTGATACGACATCGTTTTCTTTGTATGGTGTTTCGATTAACATATATTATCCTAGTGAGTGACCTGATCCTGTATATCCTGTGTCTTCGATATACTTTTGAAATTCATTATAACCACCGATTGTCTTTCCATTAATTTTGATCTGTGGTACTGTTCTTGCACCTGGGAACATTTCTAGAAGTTCTTCTTTTTCATAGTCTGTTCCAAGTGTTTTATATGTGTACTTGAACTGACGAGTTTCGCATAAATTTTTTGCCATATCGCAGTAAGGACACATTGGTTTTCCGTATATTTCAATCATTGTTTTATCCCGAGTAAACTGTTGAACCTTTTTTATCTACAACTCTAACTAGCATAGCACCTGCATTCTTTTTTGAAAGTGCTGCTGATACTGCTTGAGCCTCAGTTGCATAAGTTCCATACGTGGTCCAACTTTCATATGGTGAATGCCTTTTAAATTGTGCTTTGAACATAGTTCACTCCTATAATGTAAAGCCTTTGAACGTATCTTTCTCGACGTCCTGTTTGACACCGCCTACAATATAAGACTCTACTTCTGTTTCCTGTGGAGCAACTTGCAGTCCACTACTACTTAACCAATGCTCTGTCCAAGGAAGAGGATTTTGATTAAGTGGACGATCGTAAATAGTCTTAAGTCCTAGTGCTTTTAATCTTTTGTTTGCGATCCATTCTACATATGCGTGTAATAGATTAGCATTAAGCCCAACAAGAGAACCTTGAGTAAACAAATAGTCTGCCCAACGTTTTTCTTCTTCTACACACTGTCGCCACATCTCATAAACTTCTTCTTCGCACTCTTTTGCAATCTTAACAAAGTCTGGATCGTCATCACCTTTCATCCAGTGCTTGATAATATGTGTTGATAAGTTTAAGTGTGTTGCTTCATCACGTGCAATCAAAGAAATAATCTTTGCTGAACCTTCCATAAGTTTAAGTTCACCGAACGCAAATGTACAAGCAAATGATACGTAGAAGCGTAGTCCTTCAAGGATGTTCACAGTCATCATTGCTTTGTATAATTGCTTCTTGACTTCATACATATTGCCTTTCTTATGATGGAACCAATTATCTGCAATCTCATTAAACTTGTCGTATTCTTTTGTTACACTTTCTGCTCTTGCAAGAATCTCTTTGTCCTCTAAGATAGTATCAAATACTTCTGATGGATTAGGATAAACATTTTTTACAATATGTGTATAGGAACGAGAGTGAATAGTTTCTTGGAAGTCCCAAGCAACAATACAACTTTCTAGTTCTGGATTAGAACAGTAAGGCAAGAAAGCCAAGCAAGGTCCACGTCCTTGAACACTGTCAAGCAGTGTTTGATATTTTAAGTTACTTGTGAAAATATGTTTTTGTTCTTCACGGAAGTCTTGATAATCTGCTCTATCCTTTTGAAGTGAAACTTCTTCCGGACGCCAGAAATAACCAAGCATAGTTTGATTAAGTTTGTCGTACTCAGGATAACGAAACACATCATATCGTTGTGTATTTCCATCTTCACCAAAGAACATAAATTCTTTAGTAAAGTCTACTTTATTCTTGTTGAAGACTGTTTTGCTCAATTTTTTCTCTCTCTTTCCTGTCATATACCATTAAATGTTGCAGGCCTCACATTCGTCACTGTCGTCCATAACTGTTATAGGAACTTCCATATGACTGCCGTTTGTATGCCCATTAGCACCGTTAATAGTAACACCGTTTGTTTGTGTGTCAACACCATTAGTTTCCAAAACAGTATCCTCTACTTCTTCTCCTTTAAAATCAAATGTATTTTGATAGTAGGAAGTTTTCCAACCCATCTTGTAAGTTGTCAACATATCTTTCATCATAACACTTAATGGAACTTCATTGTTCTCAAAGTGTTTTGGATTGTAACTCCAGTTACCACTAATTGCCTGATCAAAGAATTTCTGCATAGCGGCAACAACGTTGATATAACCTTCGTTGCTAGGCATATCCCATAACAACGTGTAAAAGTTCTTTAACCTGTTATACTCCGGAACAACCTGTTTAAGAGGCCCCTTCTTGGATTTCTTAATGGACAGGAATGCTCTAGGTGGCTCAATACCGTTTGTTGCGTTTGACACAACGGAACTGCTCTCCGATGGCATCTGTGCGGACAGTGTTGAGTGGCGTAAGCCGTACTGTTTAATGTCTTTCCTAAGATCGGCCCAATCATACTGTAGTTTCGCTTTAATAACATCATCGACATCTTTCTTGTACGTGTCGATAGGTAAAATACCATCTGCGTATTTAGTACGATCAAATGCTTTACAAGCACCACGTTCTTTAGCAAGTTCATTACTTGCAACAAGTAGATAGTATTGGAATGCTTCTGAAAGTTCGTGTACTAGTTTCCACGCTTCTTTATCTGCATAACTTACTTTGTTCTTTGCAAGATAGTGTGCAAGTCCGATATAACCAATACCAAGAGAACGTCTGGCTTTTGTGCTAACCTCTGCTGCTTTTACAGGATAACCTTGATAGTCAATAATTTCTTCTAATGCTCTTACTGCAAGATCACATAAGTTTTCTAGTTCTTCTAAATTAGTTAGAAGTCCTACATTAATTGCACTGAGAATACAAAGAGCAATTTCACCTTCCTCATCATCAATATGTTGAATAGGTTTAGTTGGCAATGTAATTTCTTGACATAGATTGCTCATAAAGATTGGATCTTTAAATGAACTGTGTGAGTTGCAGTGGTCAATATTCATAATATAGATGCGCCCTGTTTCAGCACGTTCTTTTAACAAGTCGCCGAACAGATCCATTGCTTTAATTTTCTTTTTACGAATTGAAGTCTTACGTTCTGCTGCTTCATATAGTTCTTTGAACTTGTCAGTGTCGCCGCTATAGAATGAATCAGTCAACTCTGGAACTTCGTGTGGCGAGAAAAGAGTTATGTCTTCACCAGCCAATAATCGTTCATAGAACACCTTGTTGATTTGAATTGAATAATCTAGTTTACGTACTCTATTATCTTCTGTACCTTTGTTGTTTTTAAGAACAAGAATATCTTCAATTTCTAAATGCCAAATAGGGAAGTGGGTAGTTGCACTACCACCACGTACACCATTCTGTGTACAACTTCTTACTGTGCTTTCATATACTTTAAGAAATGGGACAACACCTGTATGTGCTACTTCTCCACCTCGTATTTTTGAGTTGATTGCTCTGATACGTCCAGCGTTGATTCCAATTCCTGCCCTTTGAGCAATGTAGTAACCGATTGCACTATTACTGCTAAAGATACTAGGAAGAGTATCATCCACATCAACAAGAACACAACTGGCAAACTGACGAATAGGAGTACGCACTCCTGCCATAACAGGGGTTGGTATGTTGATTTTAAAAAGCGAGGTCGCGTCATAATATTTTTTCACGTATTGTAAACGTGTCTCCGTTGGATAGTTAGCAAATAATGTAGCAGCGATCATCATATACATATGTTGAGGCGTTTCAAAAATGTCGCCATTGCTTCTATCTTGACACAAATATTTATCAACCACCTGACGTAGACCAGCATAGGTAAACTCTTCGTTGCGATCGTGTTTGATCCAACTGTTAAGTTTTTTAAGTTCAGTACTACTGTACTTGTCTTTGATAGCAGGGTCATAAACACCACGATCAATGTTAGCATCAATTACTTCAGAGAGGGGAAGGTGTTGATACTTTCCGTAAACTTTTTTGTGTAAACTGTATAGTAAAAGTCTTGCCGCTGCAAATTGATAATTAGGTGCTTCTAATGATATAAGATCATTAGCACTCTTAATTAAAATATTTTGAATTTCATCTGTAGACATACCGTCGTAAAACTGTAAATCTGCGTTCATTTCAATCTGTGATGCACTAACGCCAGAAAGGCCCTTACAAGCCTCCTCGACTACAAAATGCATTTTGTCTAAGTCTAGTTTTTCCTTTGAGCCGGAACGCTTTGTAATATAAATCTCTTTGGTCATCGCCTCTCTGTCCTATGTTTATGATGTACAGGTATTTAGTTACTCTCACTGATACTCCTATCATAATAGGAGAAGTGAAAATTTCTACAACCTGTAGTTACTCACGGTTTCTATTGTTTATAAGCATACACTAAATGTGCATATAGAGCAAGATATTTTTTTAAAAAAAATACCTTTTTAAACACCGTATTCTATGTCGTAGGAAATATTTCCTAGTGCACCTGTCGCGATTGGATTCTTGTAGAATAGCACTACAGTATCAATGCCACTGTCGGTATCGTTATCTCTAAGTTCTGCTTTAAATTCAAAACCAGTCATAATTTTACCGCCCTGTGATGTCAAAGAAATATCTGAAAAGTCATAGTTATCAGTAAGTGATATTGTAGACATATCGTCTCCAACTACTAATCTTAGTTTACCAATTCTAGTATGACTTCCTAAACGCAGTGTATAGTTGACAGTGATATAATTATTAGATGCTGCAAAAACTGAGATCGGACGGAAACTATCTGTTAAGTAGATCTCACCACTGTTTCTGTTTACTAATGTTGTCTTGTCACTATTAGATACTTCTACAATTGAATTTGTAGTTTCATCTGATATTATACCTGCATTCTGTTGTCTATTACTTGTACAGTCAAGAACGATGTTGTCTTGGTACTCTCCGAATGTAACTACAGGAGTTAATGGCGAACTAGATGTATTAGTACCATTACCACAATCTGTAAATGAACAACGTTGGATTTTTGTTCCATACCCGTTTGTGCTATAAAATACTTGAGTTGCTAGTTCGTTAAACTCTGAGTCATTAATGGTCCAATTATTAGTCTGTCCTGTTACACCTTCGATATACAATCCAGTATCACCTACATCAAACTTGCAATTATTAAGATCAACTTTAGTTGAAAGTATTGCAGTTTGAATACATTTAATACCAATACTATTATTATCAAAAATACAATCTTTAAATTGAATATTAGTTGTCTTAATACCTTCAATAGTATTACTCCAACTTACTGCTGCTGGTTCTGCTGTCAAACTTGAAACACTGCCGCCCAGTACATATTCACCTTTAAACTTAACTCCGATAAATTTAACATTTGCTACTCCTGTAAGATCAATTGATCCTGAAGAACGACTCACTGTTAAATTTCCAAACTCAATATTTTTAGGTCTATTAGAACTTGTAAAATCTGCTAATAATAATCCTGTTGATGTTGAAAAGTTTGCACTTCTCGAATCAAATTTTAAAATTGATCCATTCTGTGTTTCGCCTCTAATAATTGCATTAGAAGGAATAGTTACATTACCTAAAAATAGAAATTCTCCATTAGGTACTGTTAGAACTTTTTTATATGTTGGATCTGAATTTTTAAATAATTCAGATAGAGCATTTTCAAATGCAGTAGTGTTATCTGTAGACCCATCGCCTACTGCTCCGAAGTCTGCAACACTAACCTGTATCTCATCAATTTTATCTAGAAGCGGTCGTTTTGTGCTCAGTGTAATTGAAGGATCGTCTGAAGCAAACTGATAACTAGACGCTAGTTCTAAAATATTATCATTGTTTGTAAGAATCTTTGTGTTACCTACTTGAGGTGCACCTTCTTGAACACTGCCATTACCAATAAACAATTCTTGTGTATCAACTGCCCAAGCAAGTTCTGCTGAACTTAATTGAGGAACACCCGAATCACTATTCTTCTTACCACGTCTAATTTGTATTTTGCTTATTTGTACGACAGCCACTATCTGCTCCTATTTAATCTTACAAGTATTTATCAGACAAATGGAGTTTTATCAGACTGTACTATAAAGAGTTGTAATACTCTTCTACTTTATTAAGCCACATATCTTGGTATTTTGCAAAAGTGTCTTCTGTTACCTCAAATTGCTGATATTGTAGGTCTCTGCTACACATAAAAATAACGCCTGTTTTAATATCTGTGCCGTATACTTCATTATGTGCCATTGCATATGCTACTAGTTGCAAATAGTAATCTTCAACCCATTCTGCTTTCTTAGGCTTATTAGTTTGTTTGTGGTCCATAATAGCAGGCTTGCCTTTATAAACACCACATAAGTCCGTTGTACCCGAATATAGTCCTGGAAAATATAAACTTTGTTCCATAGCCCACACTTCATCTACATCTTTCAGTCCATTCTCAATTATAACAGATGCCATATCATTTGCCTTGACGTGTACTTGATTGTTACCCGGCTGTCTTTCTAATCCGCATAGGAATCTTTCAAGATTGGCGTGCATTGCTGTGCCAACACCTGCAGCCTCTGTAGTAATTTGTCTTGCTTTCTCTTCACCAACACGCTTACGCCATTCTATAAGGTGAGTCATATCTTTCGTAGAACTTAGAATAGTTGTCACACTTGGAAGTTTATCTCCATCAGGAGTAACATATACTCTTTTCTTACGTACAGGATCATTTACCTGTTTGAGCGAATGATATTCGTATCTTTCAACGAATGGTGGTGGGGTATATTTCTCAGTCATACTGTATATAGTACTACCTTATTGACAAATTGTCAAGAGTGATTAAGCAGTTTGTTGTGCCAATTGTTGTGGTGCTGCGGCTGCGGCTGTTGCATCAACTGCTGCTTGACTATCAGTTCCATCCTGCGCAGGTTTTTCTGCATCTGGTGCCCCAGGAACATTAAGTTCAACTCCTTTAGCATCAAAGTTTTTTACTAAACCTTGTATTGCAGGAGACTGATCATATACTGCTTTAAATACTTCATAGTCAGCAACCAAACTAGCATCGTTGCTTTTTAGAATTTTGTTAAGTGCTAACCAATTTAGTTTGCTAGGAACCTTTTTAGCAGATGCACGGCCAATAAGATTTTTTAATACAATTACGTATCTGTCAATCATCATATCTGGTGCAAATTCTCTAAATCTCATTTTAAGCCTTTTGTAGTTCTGCCATCTGTTTTCTAAGGTCCATTAGTTCTTGTTCTTTGGCCTTGATAGCATCTTGCATACCTTTAATTTGTTCTTGTTTATCTGCTGCTGCTTTTGCCTGTGCTGCTTTAGCATCGGCTGCTGCCTTCATTGGATCTGTCGGCATTTGACCTTTAGCAGGAGTTGTTGTCGGTGCTGCTGGTTGTTGAGCATCCGGTTGTGTCGCAGTGGACATTGCCGGTACAATTTCTTCTAGCTCTCTATCAAAATAGAACTCGCCGAATTTCATTTTTAACCTGCTAGTGTTTTTAGTAGTCGGTTCTCAAAATTAATTGATTCACGTTTTTCACGTCCTGCTGCTTCAATTCCGCCTGCTGCTGGTTCTGCTGTTGCAAAATCGTCTGCTGCTGGTTCAGCCATTGTGTCAGTGGCAGCGTCTGCTGCTGGTTCAGCCATATCAGTTTCACCACCTTCTGCTGGTTCTGCTCCTAGCATATCACCACCTGTTTCTTCTCCTGTCAACTGTCTAGTTGCAGATGAAAGTGTATCACGTGTTGCTTTAAGTGCTTCGATAGCAGCCTGGATTGCAGGTGCTGAACTTTCAATAAAAGTTTTTGATTGCTCGTTGCCAAACTCGTCTCTAATTGAATCACCTAACTGTAGAAGTGTTTCGTTTTCCATACCGGAAAGTTCTTCAATATAACGACCAACTTTGTCAACCATTGTTTTTGAAGTAACAATAGCACTAGCCTGTTGAACTTCACCTTCTGTAACTTTACTCATTTCTTCTTCCTTGTTGGTGTTTGCTTGTGACTCTGGGGATTCATCAAGTTCAAGACCATTAATTGCAACATCTTCACGTTCTGACAGTTCTTTGTTAATTGCGTCTAACATAAACTGTGCTTTATAAAATGCATCGTTCTCGAGATTTTCGTTGAACTCAGCACTGTTTCTCGCTGTATGTATTTGAGTACGCAGTTTGTTTCTAGCGTCTTCTAATTTAGCAGCATCAAATGATGCTAAATCAATCTGTTGACCAAAAGTCTTAAGCATAGACTCATTGATCTTTTGTGCTTTAATATTAAATAGATCTTGTGTTTTCATTGTTCTCTTCCCAGATGTTATATTATATTTATTCAAACCGTGCTAAATTTTCTGCCTGGTCTTTTAAAATAATTGCTCTTTCTTTAGCATCTTCATACCTTGTCCACAGTATTTCAGCTCTAATTTCGTCATTGTTATTTACTGCTCTATGATAGTTATCTAAATAAATTTTACTATCGACGAAGTATTTACTATATTTTTGGTCTAACTGGAATATTTCTTTCTGTAGATTCTCATCTTCGTCCCAAGCAACTAAATTTGCTAGTTTAATAGCAACTGCATTAAGGGATACTGTAGCCCATATTACATTGCCTTGCTTAACTATATCTTTATAAGGACCGTCGGATCTTATAAGTGCATCACCAACTTTAATGCCGTCTGCTGTACGTTCTGGTAGAATAGTTCCTTGGTCAAGAAACTTACGGTATGTAGTCTTAACTAACTGTTCAAAACGTTTCGATACTTCATTCATAAAAAAAGGCCCTTAGGCCAGTATTTAAACAATCTATAAATCTTGTGCTTACATCTTGAGCATAATTGTAACAACAACTGAAAGAACTGCTGCAATTACAGTTCCTGCTGTTCCAACTAGCACTTTGGTCATTGACTTTTGACCGTGTATTATATCTTCGTGAATGTGTTCTACTTTAGTTTCGAGTTTAGTCATACGGTTATCTAGTTGCTCGTAACGAATTGCGCACAGATCAACGTGTGCTTCTAAACTTTCTTTTTCTAATGCTGTAGTCTGGCTTGTTGCC